ACGGCGGCGGCAATGAAACAAATCCAGGAACAGCTAATACAGGTGGCGGTGGAGGAGCAGCTGGATTTTTTCAAAATGCATCTGCAGGTGGTTCAGGAATAATTATTATAAAATATTCAGATACACTTACTATTTCAAATCCTGGTGGTGGTTTAACTATTTCAACCCCAGCTGCAGGAGGTGGATATAAAATTTCATCTGTTACTGCTGGAACGGGTTTAGTACAATGGAATTAAATAATATATAATATGGCACATTACGCATTTTTAGATGAAAATAATATAGTAACCGAAGTTATTGTTGGTAAAAATGAAAACGAAGATGGTATTGATTGGGAACAACATTATAGTAATTTTCGTGGACAAATTTGTAAAAGAACTTCTTATAATACTCATGGTGGAGTTAATAATAATGGTGGAACACCTTTTAGAAAAAATTATGCTGGTATTAATTATTCTTATGATGAAGATAGAGATGCTTTCATACCTAAAAAACCATACAACAGTTGGGTGCTTAATGAAGATACTTGTAATTGGGAGGCAACAATCGCTATGCCTGAATTAACACAGGAACAAATAGATAATAAAAATCATTACACTTGGAACGAAGAAAATCAAAGTTGGACTTTACAACCTATCTAAAATACTTTAAAAAATATAAATGAAAGAAGCAAGAATTAATGGAATATTTCCAACACCTGTTTACATATCTGAATTAGATAGAAAATTAACACCTTTAGAATTAAAGTTTGTAGATAAACATAAAAAAGATTTTTATAAAAATGTGGGCAACATTACATCAAATAATAATTATATTCTTAATGAAAAACCATTTCTTAATATTAAAAAAGAATTAAATTTAAGAGTACAAGATTATTTTAATAAAGTTATCTCTCCAGCTAATAAAATAACACCTTACATAACTCAGTCTTGGTTAAACTATACAGAGACCACTCAATATCATCATAAACATACACACCCCAATTCTTTATTGTCTGGAGTATTCTACATCAACTGCCACGAAGAACTTGATAAGATTAAATTTTTTAAAGAAGATTATAAAACTATTAAATTAGAAGTTAAAGATTGGAATTTATATAATTCTGAAACATGGTGGTTTACAGTGAAAACAGGAGATATTATTATGTTTCCATCTTCTTTAACTCATATGGTTGAAACTAAAGAAGGTACGAATACTAGAATTAGTTTAGCTTTTAATGTTTTTATAAAAGGCACAATTGGTAATAATAAAAATTTAACTGAACTTATATTATGAAAAATAAAATTAATATAATAGATAATTTTCTTCCAAAAGAAGAATTTTTAAAATTAAATACAATTTTAATGTCTGATATGATGCCTTGGTTTTTTAATGATCACAAAGTGTTTGATACTAAAAAAGAGGATTTAAATAATTATCAGTTTGTACATATATTTTATCAAAATTATCAAACTTGGAGTAATCACTATGATTGTCTGCTTTCTTTAATAAATAAAATTAAACCAAACGCATTAGTTAGAATAAAAATAAATTTATCTAGTGTAACTAAAACTAATATTAAATCAGATTTTCATACAGATATTACAGGAGTTAAATGTACTACTGCTATTTTTTATATTAATTCAAATAACGGATTTACAGAATTTTAAAACGGTAAAAAAATAAACTCTGTAGAAAATAGACTAATTACTTTTCCATCAGAAATGAAACATTTAGGTGCCACTTGTACTGATGCAAAAAGAAGACTTGTTTTAAACATTAATTATTTTTAATTTATTGCCATCAAGTGGTTTAATATGATATAAGGTCTTGTAAAATAGGATTAATATGCTACAAAAATTAGGTTTTTTACCAGGATTCAATAAACAAGTCACATCGACCGGGGCCGAGTCTCAATAGACTATACTTGTCTCTAAAATATTGATGTATTTTTTCAATAATTTAGATATAATCACCTTATGGCACTTAAAAAAGTAACTTTTTCACCAGGTTTTAATAAACAAAGTGTACCTTCAGCTCTTCCAGGACAATGGGTAGATGGTGACTTTGTGCGTTTTAGATATACGGCACCAGAAAAAATAGGTGGCTGGCAACAATTAAGTGTCAATCAAGAAACTGTTCCAGGAGCAGCTAGAGCTCAATTAGCTTTCACAAGTTTAAAAGGTGAAAGATACACTGCGATAGGTACTTCTCAAGGCCTTTTTGTATACTATGGAGAACAGTTTTACGATATTACTCCTTTAGCTACTGCAATCACAGGAGCGACGTTTGATACTTTTTCTGGTTTGGATAATGTGACAGTTAATAAAACTTCTCACGGTTTACAAGTTGGAAGATATGTGACGTTTACAGCAGTTACTCCCCCAACAGGATATTCTGCAACAGATTTTACAGAAGATGCTTTTGAAATTTTAACAGTCCCTAACGATAATACTTTTACTATTCAAATGAGAGTTAATGCAAGTGGTGCAGCCTCTGCATCTGGTGCAGCATCTATTAATCCTTATGAAATAGTAGGGCCTACTTTTCAAACACTAGGTTATGGATGGGGTACTTATCTATGGGGAGATTCTACATGGGGCACAGAAAGAGGAACTAGTAATGTAACGTTAGATCCAGGTAACTGGTCTTTAGATAATTTTGGTGAAGTCCTTGTTGCAACTATTTTTAATGGTAAAACATTTACATGGGATGCGGGAGCAACTAATCCTAGAACAGTCAGAGCTTCTACTGCTACTTCTGGTTTTGCAACAACAAATAACCCTACAGCAACTCGATTTACTCTCGTTTCAGATAGAGATAGACATTTATTTCATTTTGGAACAGAAACGACTATCGGTGATGCCAGTACTCAAGATCCTATGTTTGTAAGATTCTCGGACCAAGAAAATTTAGATGAATACGCTCCTACCGCTATCAATACAGCAGGAACTTTTAGGTTGGATACAGGCAATAAAATTACGGCAGCTCTTCAAGGTAAGGATTATGTTTTTGTATTAACTGATTTAGCTGCTTATATTATTCAATTTGTTGGTCCACCTTTTACTTTCTCAGTAAGACAAGTAGGAACAAATTGTGGGTGTATAGCTCAACACGCGGCTTCTTATGTTAATGGAGCAGTGTATTGGATGTCAGGTGAAGGAGGATTTTTTATGTACGATGGTACGGTTAAATCTTTACCTTGTCTGGTTGAAGATTTTGTATTTACTACAAATAATGGAAACTTGGGTATCAACTATAATTCAGCAGATACCATTTATTCAGCTCCAAATAGTTTATACACAGAAATTAATTGGTTTTATCCTAAGTCAGGATCGGAACAAATTGATAGATGTGTAACTTATAATTTTGGTGAAAATGTATGGACTACAAGTTCATTAGCTAGAACCACCTATCAAGATCAAGGGGTATTTAATTTGCCTTATGCAACAGAATACAACGCGACAACGACTCCAGTATTTTCACCTATCTCAGGAATTACAAATACTTACGGAGCTTCGTTGTACTATGCTCACGAAACAGGGACAGATCAAGTTAACAGTTCGGGTACAACTTCTATTGATGCATTTATTAGATCAGGAGATTTTAATATTGAAGATGGGGAACTGTTTATGTCAATGAGAAGATTTATGCCTGACTATAAATTTTTAGTAGGTAATTCTAAAGTCACTTTGTTTATATCTGATTTTCCTTCAGACACACAAACAAGTTCTCCTTTAGGTCCCTTTACAATAACAAGTACTACTGATAAAGTAGATACTAGAGCAAGAGGAAGATTACTGTCTATTAAAATAGAAAATGATGCTGCAGGTGAAACTTGGCGTTATGGTAGTTTTAGACTTGATGCACAACCAGACGGGAGAAGATAATGGCTAAATTAAGTAATTACATACCTGAGCCTAAACAAGAATACGACGTAGAAAATCAAAGACAAATTATAGAGTCTGTGACAACTATGAAACAACAACTTAATTTTTCTTTCCAACAAGATATAAAAAATGAACAGGACACCTTTAACTATTTCTTATCCTAATGAGTATATTTTACAGAAACCAAACTTTTGATTTAACTACTACTAACTTAACTACAGTATTAACTATTTCTACCTCTGCTATTGCTATTGTAAAAACGGTTCAAGCAGTTCATGATACTGCAAGTGATGTAAATACGGATCTTTTTGTTAAAGAAGTTTCTGGAAGTGATGTTCAAATTGGCCATGAAACTTTAAATAAAAATACTGTCAACATGCTAACAAATACCTTGAATTTAGAAGCAGGAGATGTTATAAAAATGCAAGCAGGCACCGCTAATGAAATAACAGGTATTATTAGTTATGCGCTTATAAACAGAGAGAATGAAAATGGATAAAGATATACCGACAATAAATTGTACAACTGTCATCACTTTTAGAAATACTAAAACGGGTGAAACGTTTACTGAGAAAGTAGAAGGACCTGATATTGTTCAAGATATAACAGTTCAAGTTTCCCCAAAAGGATTAAATATACTTCAGAAAGTTATGCAAA